ACGGTTTCACCGCCTTTTTTAGCCATTGTCTTATTCCTTAATTTGGATATGGGATGTTAAGCGTCCGAATGCTCGTTGGAGCTCGTCAACTTCGTATAGGTAAGTGTCTATAATCTTTGTTCCTTTCATCTTTCTACCTATGCTTCTTGATGCTTCAGACGCATAATAATTCTCTAGTGGTAGGTTAGCTTCTAAACAAACCCTTACGGCTTGGATAGCGAGGAGGTAGGTTGTTTTCCCACTCCGATGCTTTGGGGTTACATATAAGTACGTCTGTCCGATAGTCGGTGTCCGTAAACCATAGTATGTATTGTGAGAGAAACTTGAGAAGCCTACCACTTCTGTTCCTTTAATCGCTAGGTAGATAACCCAATGTGACCTCACAAAAGACTCTAAACTAGCTGTACCACACTCAAAGACCTCATTACTAAACTCAATAAGTAGTCGTTCGAGGTCTGGTGCGTACTTTTCTGAATAAATCTCTAAATGAGTATTCACTATCTCCGCTCCGCAATAGACTCTAAGTAAGCGATTACTTGCTGTTGTCCTATAGCGATGTGGATGTTGTCAATAGTAGTAGCTTTCTTTGGTAATTCATTAGGGAATTTCTCTTGTAACCCTTGAATTACTTCGATTAGTGCTTCCATTGTAATTTTCACTGTAAAGCTCCCTTGACATTATATGCCATTTTATCTAAGATCGTCTTTTCATTTTAAGTAAAACGCCCAAAAGCCCCATCATTCGGGGGCTTCAGGGGCTTCCCAAAGTTTTATTGAGTTACCATCAAACTGGTGCATATCAGCTAGTCTCATTGTCCATAGAGCATCTTCCTCTGTGAGCCCTCTAGCTTCATAGGCTGTAACGACAGCTTGCCACATCTCATACTCAGTCTTTAAACCTTTTAGTATCTTCTCTGCCTTAACTGGACCAACACTAGGACAGCCCTTATAGCCATCTGAGGTGTCACCTGTAAGAGTCTGGAAGTAAGCAAAGCGTATTGCCTCGAAAGCAGATACAGTTACTTCCTCGTCTCTGCCATAGTTGTAGTGAGTACCCTCGACTTGATACAGAACATCCTTATCAATCGCACAGACTACATAAGCATCTGGATTATCAGCTTTTACTCGAACTACATAGTCGTCAGCCTCCATCCCAAATGCCATTACACAGTCGTAGTTGTTAAAGGCATAGTCGCGTATCTCATAGAGCCCTAGTGGTTTTCGGGTGGGAGCTCGGTTCTCCTTGTACGAGAGCGGAAAGGAAAGCCTAAAGTTATCTTCACCAGAAAATATAAGAAGACTATCATCACACCCAGTAGCAAAGAGGATGTTACTAATAAGCTGATCAAAGGAGCTGTAACACCTTCCAATATCTGTGTAGTAGTCAACTTCCTGCTCCTCCTCAAGTCCTGCTGCGAATTCCATCTCATTCCATACCACCTTTTCTTCTATTGCAAACGCCACCTTATAGAGTAGTGAGTCTGCATCCACTAGGGCTCGCATCATTTAGTGCTCCTCTGAAGGCTCTTTGTATGAGTCTTCAATTTCTTGGATAACAGCTAGGATGTCTTCCTCTAAAGGGATACCCCCATTATCTACGGCTGACTGAACAGCTTTATCGACAATAGAGAATCCATGTTCGAGGTTGAAGTAATGGAGTCCTGCTTTAGAGACTGCTTCCGCAATGATAGAGTTCATAAACTTCATTGTGGCAGAAGAATCTTTGGGTTCTTCTAAGGTGACTGCAATGAGAGCCATGTAAGCAGCTCCATACTCTGCGTATAGTCCCACAAGGGTAGCTACGTCATTAACAGAACACTGGTAGTCCCCTTTTAAATCCTCAGCCAACCACTCAAAGGCAGCTTGGAAGTCTTCTTTAATATCACTCAAGTCTCGTAGTTGAGAGGTGCTAAAATTTTGTAATGCTTTAATTAAACTCATGGTGTAACTCCTTATCGGGATGCAAGTAGAGCTTTGCGTTGCTCTCTAGTATTCATTGTTAATGTTTCAGATGACCAACCACCACAATCTAAGCAATGGTATCGTTGTAATTGGCTCTTATTAGTGAAGATAAATCCTCGTTTATGAAGCTTACTGCTACTACACTTAGGGCATCTAGCTTTCTCGTCCCCACCACCATCGTAGATAGCGATATTAGGGTGAGTAGGCATCCAAGGTCTGAGGACTACATACAGCTCCTCTAAAGAGATAACGTCAACAATATTGTATTCCTTCATCTCCTCCCAAGCTTCCTCGTTACCTGCCATACACTCATTCCAGAGTTTCCATCCTGCAAACTTAGCATGGTCAAGTTTAGGGGTTGCACATAGTTTAGCTGTAAGCCATGCCAACTTATTAGATGTCATCTTAAAAGTCTTCTGTGCCTCTTTCAAGGTGTCAATAATCTTGAAGGGGCTAGGTGGCTTGTATCCGTTGAGCAATAATCTAGCATTGATCTTCGGTACATCAAAGCCTTTGCCATTATGAGCGACTACAAAATCTGCCTCGTTTAGCAGGAGGTACATCTCAGCTAGTAATACTGAGTCATCACCAATGCGGTCACGGCAGTCAGCATACATTACTTCGTCTTCATGCGCCCACTTAGCTGCATAGGACATGATGTACCAATCTTCTTCAATCTGGTCGAGGGATATATTCTGCTTCCATAATGCCCACACTTTACCCATAACGGGGGCTGTCTCAATATCAATAAATAAAATGTTAGCCACATTGATCTCCTTTAGGCTCGTACTAAATGCCCCCACCTAAGTAAGCATAGGGGCTTGTAATTTACTTCCATCTCTGGTAGTTTATAAAGTATCAATCCTACGGTGATATATGCCGTAAAATAGCACTAAGTTAAACATGATGCTTGGTGCAGAAAACTGTGTAAAGTCTACAGTTTAATGCGCGTAAAAGTGTTAGGTTAGCTACACTCTTTATCCCCAGTTATGGGGTCGATGTAACAGGCAGTAGGTTCTTCTTCTTCTTTAGTTGTATTAAGAATACCAAACCGCTTACCATCTTTGTTAAAGGTTGTTGCCCCTTTACATCCAAGCTCCCAAGCCTTCATATAGATAGACTTAAATTCTTCTCTGGGCATCTCTTTAGATACATTGATTGTCTTACTAACTGCACTATCAACATACTGCTGTGCAAGAGCTAGGACAGCTAAGTGTTCATCTGCGGTACACTCGTCTGCTGTCTTACCTACTACTCCCCACTCTCGGAAAGCATAGTCAGTTACCTTTGTAACTACAGGGCCATCGAATGTCTGGATAGTACGGTCATAAGAGTGACTGAATACTGGCTCAATACCACTACTTACATTATCCGCACAGAGACTCATAGTGCCTGTAGGTGCAATGGATAGTAAGTGACTGTTACGGATACCATGTTCCTTAATCCCTTTCTGAATAAGCTTAGGCAATGTCTTGATAAACTTAGCTTCACTATACTTCTCTGCATCGAACATAGGGAATGCTCCCTTCTCCTTTGCAAGGTCTACTGACGAGGCATAAGTCATATCCCTTAGTACCTCTAGTACCTCCTTTTGAAACTCTAAGAACTTAGGGCTTCCATAAGAGTATCCTAATACTTCACCTGCATTGGCTAGACCTGTAACCCCTAAGCCCATCCGTCTTTTGTTACGGCTCTCCTCAGCTTGTTCCTCTAGGGGAAAGATAGATACATCGTGGATGTTATCCATTGCTCTAATAACAGGGGGTATGTCACTGGCAAGTTGGGCATAGTCAAAGAAGTATTTACCTCCAACTGTGTCGATATACTTAGTTAAATTAAAGCTGCCTAAGAGACAAGCACCATAGGGTGGTAATGGTTGTTCACCACAAGGATTTGTTGCTGCAATCGTCTCGCAATAGTAAAGATTATTCATCTCATTTATGCGATCAATAAGCAAAATTCCCGGCTCTGCCCAGTCCCAAGTGCTATCCATAATCTCCTCCCAGAGAGCAGGGGCGTACACTTGCTTGTATACCTTACCTTCAAATACTAGATCAAACATATCCTTATCAACAACAGCTTGCATAAACTTATCGGTCACACCTACCGAAGTATTGAAGCCAGTTAACTCAGTCTTGTTATTCTTAGCCTTGATAAACTCCTCAATGTCTGGATGGTCGATACGAAGAACACCCATCTGTGCTCCCCGTCTATGCCCTGCACTCGCAATGGTCTTGCATACAGAGTTAAAGATGTCCATGAAACTAATAGGACCACTACTTCGACTATCAAGTGACACAATCCGATCACCTTTGGGACGAAGGGTAGAGAAGTCGTAACCAATACCACCTCCCTTTCGCATAGTCTCAGCAGCTTCAGTAGCCTTAGCCATAATGTCGTGCATACTATCTTTGATTGTACCAGACACATAGCAGTTAAATGCTGTTACCTGTCGTGGAGCTCCAACAGCAGCCTGTGTTCGACCGCCTCCCATAAACCGTTGGTCTAGTAGGATACCGAGGAGCTGTTGGTAATGCTCTGGACTATCTGCTAGTGTCCTTGCGAACCGCACCTTGCTCTCATAAAAGCTCTCACCCTCCATACAGTATTTAGTTTTGTATGTTTCTTTGCTTAGTAGCAACTTTGGCCCGTATAGCTCTGTCATTATGTCTCCATTAAATTAGTGTGTATCCGCCCAAGAGTCGCCAATAGCAGCCGAGCCTCTGAGTGGTATTCTGAATTGTAAGAAAGCTGTTACGTCTGCAAAGGAGTCTTCAGCTATCTTTGCTACGTCTTCAGCGATAGCTTCGTCACATTCAATTTGAACCTCGTCATGGACATTGAGGACAAACTCATAGTGCAAACCTGCTGTAAATTTTTTCTGTAAATTTTCATCTAAGAAGATTAGGTAGTATTTCATAACCAATGCCCCTGCCCCTTGAAGGAGGGTATTAAGAGCACTATGGCTACTACGGATATGGTAAGGGTTTCCGTCTAGTGCCTTGAGTGTTCCATTGGTCTTGTATGCTTTAGCGACTTCATCAACGAGTCTCTTGATAGCAGGGAGCTTCTTAAAGAACTTGTCTTTCAGCCTCTTACCATCGTTAGCACTACCTTTAACAATCTCCCCTATCTTCGCATCACCTGCTCCATACAAAAAGGCATAGATGAATGTCTTAGCATCGTCTCTTGTAGGCAACCCTGCACTCTTTTGGTTGAGGGTATGGATGTCTGTTCCTGCATCCTTGTCGCCTTTGTCTACTGCCTCTCCATACCGACCACCATCGAATCTTGCCATATAATGACTCAGTGTTCGTAGCTCTAAACCGTCAGCATCACAGCCTACTAGCTTCTTACCTTTTGGCACAGTGAATAGTGACCTAGCCTCAGAGCCCTTGTATGCCCTTCCAGAGGGTACTTGTGCCATATTAGGGTTGCTGTGGGTACAACGTCTACTAACAGCCCCTAGCGTATTCACACGCCCTCGTATGCGTCCATCTTCATGTACTTGATTAAGCCAAGCATTCTTACCATCGGCTAACTGCCCTATTAGCTTCTTTACGTTGAAGTAATGGGCTAGTAGTTTGCCCTCTGGGAAGCTAAGTTGGTTAAGTACCTTTTCATTAATGATAATAGAGCCTTTGTCAGTAAGCTCTGAAGGCTTCCATCCATATACCTCAGACAACCAACGGGCTATCTGCTGCCGAGAGGAGGGGTTAAAGGCTACCTCAGTAAAGTAGCCCCAACGCTCACTAGAATCCCAGTGATACCCTTTAGCCTCTTGGCTTAGTAAGACTGCTGACTTAGCACCGTCTTTGTTGTAAGGGTTCTTAGGATACTTACCTAGTACCCAAGTCTTTAGAGGGGTAAAGGTTTTCTCTAGCGCCTTTTCAACTTCCTCAAGCTCCGATACGAGCCAAACGTGGAGCGTTTGCGCCTTCGCTGTGTCAAAGAAAACTCCATACTTTTCTTGTCTACTGATGATTCTTGCAAATTCTTGTTCAAGTCTAATTGCCTCGTCTGGTATGTTTCTGGTTAGTAGTTTGTGGTATAGGTCGTAAGTAACTTCCGTATCCTGACGACAGTATTCAATCATATCGGGTGTCAATACTTCCCATTGCTCAATGTTTGTACCAAAGTCTCCCTTCATCTTCCGTAGGCGGTAGCCCCAAGCCTTAAGACCATGAGAGCCTTTGAGCTTTGGAGGTATCGTCTTACGGTTAGCATCCATTACCATAAGGTTAGGATACGCGAGACGTGACATTAACAAAGTGTCGTGGCAAGCTGAGGTTACATCATACCCTAATTTTTTTAGAGTAGGAATATCGAAGTTGATTATATTATGACCAACAACTAAATCAGCCTCATTGAGAATCTTAATGCCTTCCTCAATAGTACCATCGCTACCTTCCATTGCTATATTACTTGTATAGACTTTGGTAGGTTCGTCATCTACTTTGATAGAGATACAATGTAGCTTGGTGGCTTCGTGGTACAAGCCGTTGCTCTCAATGTCAAAAATCGCTATCATCCTTTGCCTCCGTTTGTTCAATCTCAAAGTCGTCATCTGACTCATAAACAATACCCGTAGTCTTCTCGTATCTAAAGCCTACTGTACGTCCTGTAGCGTTGCCTGAGAAGCGGTCTTTAAGAATCCTTATCAAACCTTTGTTCCGCTCGTCTGGGTCTTCATGTAATGTGTTTCTTTCAATACCGAACATCGTCTGAGCCCATCGCATAATAGCGCGAGAACCTGTAAACTGTGCTTGCTCCGTCTTGCCTCCTGCCTCATGGCTTGGACCTGACTTTGGAGGATTTAAGTGAGATACAAGTAGTATCCAAATATCTAACTCCTTAGCAATACCTGCTACCTCAGCCATCAAAGCATCTAGGTTTCTTCTCTCGTCTTGAGCATGAGCATTTAGGGCAGTAAGGTTGTCGATGTAAAATATACGACAGCCATAGTTGTGACGCATGTATCTGATCTTGTCACTTATTGTCTCCCAATCGTTAGCACCAAAGTTATCAAACATAAATAGGTTACCATTAATAGCCCCTACCGTCTTTAGGAGTTTGTCGTTGTCTCTCTCCTCGTTGGGTAGGTGGTAGTGACACCCATCTATCTTTCCTGCTGTCCTTAGTAGTGTCTCTTTGGTACTCTGCTCAAGCATGAACGTAGCTACTTTCCATCCCTGTTGTACGTCAAAGGCAATCTGACTCATTACAAAGTCAGTCTTACCGATGCTGACCCCTGCCCCTACCACTATCACATCTCCGAACCGTCTACCGTAAAGGTGAGAAGTCAGCCTAGTGTAGTAATAAGGGAAACCTATTGTTATAGGCTCTGCTACTGTGTCTAGTAAGTCAGCAGGGGTAACGATGTCATCTGGTTTAAACTTCTCAGCATTGTAGAAAGTATTAACAACCCCTGCTTTACCCTTGTAGAGTAAGACCTCATTAGCGTCTTTGTAATCAGCATGTCGTATAATACGAATCTTGTCAGCAGGGAGAATACTTACTACATCCTCTACTGCTTGCCTTCCTGCATCGTCATTATCAAACCATAAGTACACCTCGTCATAACCTGAAATCCAATCTAGGTGGTTTGATATTTCTTTCTTAGCAGCCGAAGCTCCATTCTTCAATGAGATCACTGGGTACTTACCATCGAATGCTGTCGCTACCGACAAGGCATCAATCTCACCCTCTGTAATCACTAGCTTCTTACCCTTGTTACTCCAAAGCTGCTGTCCGAAAAGTAGTGCCTCTTTAGCTTCTCCAATAAACTTAAAGGTCTTGTCGGAGTACCGAAGTTTCTGAGCAACTATCTCCTTGTCTTTGTTGAAGTAGTTGGCAACTTGGCAAAGGCTACCATTCTTGTCATACCCAATACCATAGCGGTACTGTTTGGCGATAGCCTCTGGGACTTTTCGTTTGCCTAAGTCCTGAAAGGTATACTCTAGTAATGCCATAGGGACATTCTTTCGATGTTTACTAGGAGCTTCCCTAGTAGAATCTCCTTTATCCCAACTACGACAGGAGAAGCAATAGGAGCTACCTGTAGAATATACAGCCCTAGCATCTGAGCTACCGCAATCATCGCAATTAGTATGATACTGAAACTCACCGTTGTCTTCATGTCCCATCTCCATCTTCTCCTAAGAATGCTTCTTCAACGTCATCGCCCCACATATCGTCCCATATCCGAGAAGCCTTGTCTTGTGCTTCCGACACATCCATGTCAGCATTCTCGTACATTAGGTCACTCATTACCTCGGTTATAAAATCAATCTTTTTCATTGTGCTTCCTCTAAGATTACATCGCACCTTGGGTTCTCTTTATCGACTCCCCCAAACTTAAATACAATCTCATGTATGTAGTTGTAGTTGTCGTCTTCAAGAATACCTAATTCCACTAGGGCATCATGCGTGAACTTGGTGATTACACTACCAATATTATCAATATCAAATACCCTCTTGGTTGGGTAGTAGATGTAGTATGTCACCTTGCAAGTCCCTGTCACTGGGGTAAGTCCTCGTACTGTGTCGCCTACTTCCAGTTTGAAAGTCTTCTTAAGTTGGTTGTTAAGTTGAAACTGCCAGTTACGGTAGCCATTGAGATTTAGGTAATACATCTTCTTCTTGCGAAGTCCTACCTCTAACCTAATGGGTACTGAAAACCTCTGAATCTTTATGTCTTCCATAAGCTTCCTTGAAGCCCCCTAACAAGCATAGCCTGAAAGGGGGAGTCCGTTTAAGTTAGAAGTCGTCTTCACTTCCCATTGAGTCGTCAGAAGCTGCTGCCTCGAATCCATCCTCGTCATCGAAACCGTCAGCACCACCACCATTAAACTCAACAAGCTCAATAATCTGCATCTTAGTCCAAATCATTGAGATACCTACCTCTTTGGTATTAGCCATATAGTAGGGGTTGGCGTATACGACTAAGCGAACAATCGAACCGTTACCAACAAGCGGTACTGTCTTCATTGGGTTACGCTTGGCATCTACGACAGTGATAGTACACTGGTCACCTTTCTCCTTGCGGATGTCGATGTCTTTTAGCTTCGCCTTGAAGATAATTTTACCAGTCGGATTGCCTTCTTTATCAAACTCCTCGGTAAATACATCTCGTACCTTAACTTGCTTACCCTTAGCAGGACCAAAGGTTTCTACGGCTTCGCTATAGGCTGTGTCTCGTAGCTCCTCAAGACGCTCAACGAATGCTGCTACAGCAGGGTCGTCAGGGTCACAAGCTAAGGAAGTCGATAGGTCACCATGCTCGTTATACATACGGTCAGGGGTTACTACCTTACACCAAACTGCTTCCCCTTTTGGGGTTGTAATATTCATACCTTTAACTGCAAAGGGTTTTGTATTTTTAATAGCCATTAAACTTTCTCCTTTAAGAATCTTTAAGACTATCTTAAAGACTACTACTACAACTACTATCTAAAGTTAATAGTTTAAAGCAATCTTTAAGTAGTCCCTAATCGGGTTTTATCTATAATGTCTTTTCTTTTAAAGTTAGCTGAAAATATACATACTATCAGCCACCTCTTTGAGGTCTAGCGTACCTATCATAACATCTTCTGCTGTCTTGTCAAACTCTGGATGTACCTGCTCCATAAACTGCTTTAGTGGTTGTTGTCCAAAGAGCTCTATGTAAGCCTCCCTAACTCGTAAGTTCAAGTTAGCCACTTGGTTTACTGGTACTCCGTAAGAGTCATGTATGAGATGAAAGTTTTTACAGCCATCCTCCTTTAGTTTTAGTACAGTTAGAGCGAGTAAAGCAGCATCTAAACTGTGTATGTAGTTAGGGGCAATACCATTAACCATCTTCTGTGTATTCAAAGCAGGTATGGTACGTCTTATTGACAACTTACCTACTGGGGTTGTAATCCTCTCAGCAGTCGTCTTGTGTAGTTTCTGTAGTACTGGAAAGCGAGTAATAGGGGTTGTGTAAAATACCCACCGTCCATTCCTCACAACATCCTGTGTAACCTCCTTAAGAAACTCCTGCCCAACCCTAGCCCCCTTCACCACTTCCGCTATCGCTCTGTCGTTTAGGTCAGTGAGTAGTTTAGCTGCTAACCATACTTCCCCTACCCAAAACTTCCTGTTATTGTTCTCCATACTCTGAAACTCTAGTTTGTTTTGCTCAAACATACCAAACTTCGTCACTGAGTAGGGCTGTGTCATCGTATTACGCTTTGTTAGCCCTCTAGTCACCTTACCCCTAAGGCTATTCGCTAAAGCTTGCGTAGAAGCCTCATGGGACTTCCCATCCGAAGTCTTATAAAGCAGACTCTTGAAGTAGTCACCTGATTCTAGGTATCCATTGACCTTATCAGCTACTCTCTGGTAAATGTCCTGTCGGGTAGTACCAATAACATTGACTGCCTCTGCGCCTACCTTGTCAAGTAACAGGCCAGAATACCTTATCAGCTACTCTCTGGTAAATGTCCTGTCGAGTAGTACCAATAACATTGACTGCCTCTGCGCCTACCTTGTCAAGTAACAGGCCAGAATAAATCTGAATCCCACTACAAGTAGCATCTAGCGCAATAGGAATGTGACTTTTAAATTCCTTTGGGCTCTTGACATACTCTGCATACTCAAAGCACCAAGCTAGATACAAGAAAGGTTCATCTGCTCCCTTCCATTCCGTTATGTTTCCAAAGGGGTCATCTGCTATCTCAAGGATAGTGTCGTGCATCTCCTTGATCTTGTCAACCCTCTCTTGGTAGGGTAGCTTATCAAACCCATAGCAGTTAGCACCATGAATCAAAAACCACCGTAGCTGCTCCTCGTCTTCAATACTACAACCATCTCTAAATTCTAGCAGGGCTTTTACTTCGCCTTTGCTTTGTGGCTGTAAGTGTTGCTGAATAGGATAGATACGTCCCCTAAAGTCGTACTGGTAACTAAAGTAAAACCCTTCTTCGTCAAGGTACTCCTTAGCATTAAAGAGTACAAGGTTTAGCATAATAGCCTTACCTGTGTTTGAGATCACAATGTCACGTTGGTCTTCAATATCTTTAAAGTACTTACGCATCATCTTGCGGTCAGCAGGTAGTCCCTTGTAACTCCCCTCTGTCTGTATCTCTCCATAGTTATGAATGTTAATAAAGTCTTCAGGTTCTAAGGCTTCATTGTAGGGTAAGTTCCCGTAGAGGTATGGATTTGTATGCGGACTCTCAGGGTCAGTTAAGTTTTCCTGAAATATCTTATCCATTACCTCATACACCTTTCTGTTCACACGCCATGCAGTCCCCTGTAACGTGTTTAGAGTGTCATACAGTGCCTCGGTATCAGTCTTCTCGAAAAAGCCCTTCAGCAGCTTCTTAGAGCCCATCCTGCACTTGATTATAGGTAGCTTGTATATGTCGGTGTTATAATAACCACCACTACCCTCAAAACTATCCCAATCCTTTGGTCGTGCAAGCAGAATAGGGAATCTCCTATAGTCTAGTAATAGACGCTCTCTTGATTCCAGTACCATCCTAAAACATTCATCCGTATACATAATGTACTGAGTCTTTCGGTCTTTATTGTATACAAGCCTTGTCTCAATAATATTAGCACCCGACTTTATAACTATATCTAGTAGTACCCCTCCAAGGTAGGTAGTAATATCGGTTAAGTCTGGGTCGTTCATAGCCCTCTGTCGTCTAATGATCTTTAGCTTTTCGCGCTGTCTAAAAGCATCGCTACGGGTCTTGAATCGCTTGTCAACGAATGACCCAAAGTTTGTGTCGCTTCTATCTAGCCTCCGAACCAAGATACTATCGTATATTGCTCTATTAAGTTGTTTAACCAGTGAGATAGTCGGAATATGAATCTCTTTGCTAATGCTACGAACGATTGTAGCTAGTATGATAAAGGCTAAGTCTTTAGGTGTCTCTGAAAACTCGATAGCAACAATGTCCCTAGCTGCTTTCATCTTACCCCTAATGTCCTTCTCAAAATACTCTGTTAGCTTTTTGGATACCAACTCAATACTATGTACTAATATCAGTTTACCTTCAGATAGCTCGTCAGCCTGTCCTGACTGAATACGACTGTTTACCTCCTTCATTAAGCGGTTAAAACTGTAATCGTTAGCGTTTAATTCAAGCTGAAGCTGCCTGTCATGTAGCGTCATAGTTTCTCCTCAGTCCTCCTCGTATCTATCAAACAAATCATCCGTATCCTGACACCATTCACAGTCACATGCATCCCCATTAACATCAAAGTCTACCCCACTACCATCACAACAAGGACACTCTGCTGAGTCAAGTAAATTTAAGGCTGTCTGTAAAGCCTCTTTAAGATCTGTAACCTGTACCCGTAGGTCACCTATCCATTGCTTTAGTACTACTTCTTCAGTCATCTTAACTCTCCCCGTTAGCACGTTTGAGATACCAGATAGCTTTCTTGCGATCTTCGATACTATCCGCTTTCTCTCTCCAAATATACTTGATTGCATTGCCTCGGCAGTACGCCTTAAACCCTTCTCAGTCATCTTAACTCTCCCCGTTAGCACGTTTGAGATACCAGATAGCTTTCTTGCGATCTTCGATACTATCCGCTTTCTCTCTCCAAATATACTTGATTGCATTGCCTCGGCAGTACGCCTTAAAACCTTCCTCTCCCAATGCTGCCCTGATTGCTTCAATACACTCAATGCCAGTAGTCGATTGGTAGTGAGGTGGGCTATTGACCATATCAACACTCTCTGAGACGCTTAGAGGTGGTAAAGGCATCCCCATAGCCTCACAAATAGCTTCTAACACATCACTTACTGGGAAAGTCCCCATTGCATAGCCTCACAAATAGCTTCTAACACATCACTTACTGGGAAAGTTCCCATTGCAGAAGAACACATACTAGAATCTTCTAAAAACATCCATAAAAGGTCTGGGGTATCAGTATCTAGTTTTGCAACAGTCAACTTCCATTGATCACAACCCGATGCCCCGCTTACTTTAATATTCATACTCCCTCCTAGTTTTTTAATACATCCATTAAGTCTTTTCCAAACTTAGCTTCCCATTCTTCCAAGCCTATCTTATGATCAGCTTGGACAGCAATTCTACTTTTGGTATCGAAAAATCGTCTGTTCTGTTCGCAGTATGGACATGCCCCATGATTCCTGCATGATGAATCAAAAGTACGACTCTTACGATACTTTTGCTTGCGCGTCCGACTCATACTCCCTCCTAGCAATCTAATTCAAAAGTATTTCTGTGCATCTCAGCAACTTCTTGTAGCTTTAAACTCTTAACTAGCCTTGCTCTTAACTCTGCCTTTGTAACTGTGTCTTTTTTGATCTGTCTCCGTAATAAAAAGTTTACAATCAAAAGGTACATAATAAAGAAATTACCTAAAGAGACTACAGCTACAAAAATTAAAGTTTCTTGATAGCTGTCGAGTAGTGTCATTAATTCATTCATTGGTCAGTACCTCCCAACCTACTGGAAACAATGGAGCAATCGCATTATCTAGTAACCATGCAAACCTTCTAGCTTCATACTGAGCGCCTGTGCCACTCCGTAAGTTAAATACATGAGCGAATGCTAATAGATTACCACTCCAAATAAAATCAACCATCATTGACTGTGGTAGTATCATCCT